GTTCTGTAAAGATTTTTATCGCTGCGTTATTATTATCTAACTTAATTATCTTTATTTCCATAAGAATCAACATACAATAAACATTGAAACATTTAAATAAGCTTAAATGAGACGCTTGATATCTGCTTCTACCCCAGAAACCATAGCTATACATTCATCAGTATTTGGAGTAGAAACCTTTACACCAATGAAATACTGTAAATCATCCTCGACTGTTGTATCAGTAATATCCTTTTCAGAATCCACTGCAACGTCAACAACTGTTGAGACTTGTGTAATAGCTCCGATAGAAGTCGCTGCACAATCTGCTGCTGCGGCCTTCGTAACAGTCCACAAACAAGCATCTAATGTTGTTGCACTCCCAGAGATAGCTTCTAGTCCACCGAGCACTCGGAATTTTTGAATTATATCTCCTTCTTTAAGACCCGTTAACGGAAAATTAATTGATATCGCAGTCTTGTTAGTAGCTAGCAAATAAATACCATTAGTTGAATTAGTCCAATCACTAACAGCGAAACCAGCATTGTAGAACATTGTAATATCCCGGTATCCGGCACCAGAAACTGTTCCAGCGATAGTCGCATTTCTACCAACAATAAGGTCTCTTGTAACCTCGTAATCATCATTATGAATTCGTGCCATAATATATCCTCTTTATTTTTATTTTACATTAAACATCGATAGATTTTCTGAAACGGTTTATTGCAGCTGTTTTACATGCTGGATTATCTATAACCAGTGCAACGCCATTAAATTCCAACTTATATACTTCCCGGCGTTTATTGTAATAATTATACTTGTCCCAAGTTCTAACTTCTGGAGACAAATATTTTATGATGCCTCTATCAATTTGATTAATTACATCCTTAGCATTTTGAGTTATAGGGATAATTCGTAAATCTGCAACAATTGCATTTTTAATATAATCAAAATGTTGCTTTTCAGTCATACCAACAATATTAAAAGAATCAACCGGAGTCCCATCTTTGCGTTTAGTATGCATTCGATAAATAAAGGATCGCTTCCAATTCTTTGCATCTCGGGAACAAATCTCCTGTGGATAATAAATTTGACTCTCCTTATCCTGTTGATTCCAAACTCCAGGGCTTAAAATAACAACATCATGATAAATAACGTCACCTAGAATATTTTTATCCATTGATTTATAACATATTTCTGTTTTCATTTATTTCCCTACGAAGTCGATTCCTCATCCCACGCCAATGCAACCATACAGTCAGACGTTATAGACGCCTTATCGGTAAGTCTAAAAAGATAGGTTGTCGACTGTTTTAATAAATATTCACCAAACGACGTTTCAGTGCCCTCAGATACAGGTCTTACAAGACCTGCTTCCCCCGAAAGTAATCTAGCACTTAATTCAATGCCAGTACTTGAAACATTCGGACCATATGTTGCTACTGCTTCAGCACTAGTTGTGACTCGTCGATTCCTGTTTATTGCCGTTATGGCAGTACCAGCATTTGTAACAGTAGCATCCTCATGAACACTAAATTCAGCTTTAGCCGTTGATTCATAATCATAGGATAAATGTAGATATTTTGTTGCACCCGTTACAAGTAAGATATCACTATTAGCATCCGCAACTTGATTGTACCAGATATGCTTGGCCGTAAAAGCTTTTCCTTGATGCAAAAGATGCTTATGATGATGAATTATTTGGGCACAACCGTCTTTATCGATTACCAAATAGTTTTCATTTACATCGTCCCATAATCTTACTAATACCATTATTATCTACCACCGGGTTTTGAAACCTCCGCATTTACAATTACACACGAACAATTTGGATGTATTGGAAATACCCCTTCGATGTCCTTAGTTAAATAAGGACCTGTCATCGCAAAATCAGTACAAATTGGGCACGGGGTCGGACCTAATAAAATATTAACCTCTTTAACATTTTCTTTTAAATACTGTCGAATCGTTCCTTCACTGAACGCCCGATTTGTTTCTGTCCTAAATATTCGATCTGCTCGTTGTCTCTTAAACATACCAGAATCTCGAACACCCTCCCAGAATTGGGGAAAATTTTGTCCCGTTGCGATTGCATGAGATAATTTATCGTGTAGAACAACAGAATCAGTATTAATAAAATGGTCTTCTATCCATCCTTGTTGTTCTAAAAAATACATATATGCTTCATCATATAAAGATTCCTTTTGTTCTTTAATAACAACGGATTTTGCCCCTTTAATATAAGATTCAATATATAAATCTTTTAAAGATGCAACAATCTTTTTACTATATTCTTTTATAATGCTATCTAATGTCATTTTAAACGATTTTGGAGAGAATTCTTGACCTTGTTCTCGTACTCTTTCAAAAGAGCTTCCAAATCACTGAGATTCTTTGTTTGAACTTTTTCTGTTGATTCGGGTCCTAAAAATTCTTTTAAAACGGATTTTCTACTTTTTTCTGCTAATTCTCGAGGAGGATAACCTAATTTTTCTCTAAATTCGTCACTGCTTAATATACCAAAAGGATCACCCTTTGGCATCAACTTACTAATTATATCAGCGATTATTTTATCGTCTTCGGGGACAACGTCAGCAAATACTAAACGAGGAACTTCTTTACCTGAAGGAACTAGGTCCTGAAAAACATGAAGTTCAGTTGTTCGGGCAATTTTATTCTGGAATCCTTTAACCATTTTTTCAAACATCAATCGTCTAACTCTGGCAGTTGCTTCTGTTGATCCGCTTCCTAGTCCCAATACTTCTTGGGGAACCAACATTCCGCATGTCAAAGAACTTTGAAAGTAATTAAAGTATTCTTCTACATTTTCTACGCCCTTAGCATCTAATGCTTTAATTTCAATTAATTCTGTTGTAACAATTTCATTCTTTGAATTAATATTACGAAAATCTGCAGCAATTGTATCAATTTCCCCCGAAGTAGGTAATTCTGTTTCAAACCCCGGGGGAGTTTTTAAAATAATATGATATTTTGGATATCCATGTCTGTCAATAGCGGCAGCTATACCCCCATCAGTTAGAGCTTTCCTCAGAATAGTATCTTTCGAGGGATCAATCAAGGCCAATCCATAGGGGCTATCTGGTTTGGGAAATAATTGATAGTGGACAACTTCCTCCGGTTCTAAGTCAGTTTCTTCTGTAGAACCTGTTTCTATTGAAACAACTTGAAGATAACCTTCCACATCTCCTTGTGGGTCAATCTTTTTTTGGAATGTACGCGGATCTCTTACCCTTAGTTCAACCAAATCTCCTGCTTTATTCCCAACTTTTTCTACAAAAGAATCCCCAAATATTAAACAATGTCGCATTACCTCAATCATTATAGAATTAAAATCTGTTTTATAACAAAACTTTTCAATCTTTTTTTTCAATTCTGGGTCTTCACTTCGAATTTTCCATTCTCCAGCAACATTATAGGACAGAACAGTTATTGCTGCAAAGGGGAGCTCTGAGGTTGAATAGATATTCCAATTCATATCGAGGGATGCAGTATCTCTGGGTTTCGTTGCAAAATATTTTTCTACTTTAGGATTCGCCTGTGCAGAATATCCACGAGGCTTTGGCTTGTCTTCGGGTTTATCCGGTTCAATAAGTTTTCTAAAAGAATTTCCAATATAATCTATTATATCTGGCATTTTAAATTATCCTTCTTCCATAATTCAATACTCTATTTAGCGAGGAAATTTTTGACCAATCAAACGATCCTCGAATATTTGCAATTTCGGTTGATAACATCAAAGCATCTAATACATCATCCGGAACATTTGCCCTCGGAAAATTAAGTATCTCATCTATCAATTCAGTTTGATTCTTTTTGACATATACACGTCCGCTTTCAAAAAATGCAGACATCTTTCTTGCTCTAGTAATTTTATCTTTAGTTGTTTGTATCGGGAAAATAGGTAAGAAACCAAACTCTTCAGAATTTCTTTTTAATTCTTGAGGAACAGCAACTTGAAATGCATTTGCTTCTATACCAATTTTTATCGGTTGCCATTTATCTGCATATAGCTTAATTTTTTTTAATTGCGGGAAAAATGAATGATGCCCATGATAAGCATCTAAAACATAAACGTCCCCTTTATCATCAATGCCAATAACAACAATCGCAAAGTAATCTCCTTTTTCGCTTATCGCTAAGTCAACGGCCATATAGACTCTGGTTTTAAGAGGAGCCTCCGTATAATACTTCAGCCAATCCATTTTAAATATAGCATTTCTGAATTGACTTACATCATTTCTATATTGTAATGCAAAATTAACAGAACCCATTTCTTCTTTTAGATTCATCACAGTATCTTGTTCGGGATCATTAGATTCGTATGGAATTCGTTCTGGCCATAAGGTAGTCTTTTTTTTCTCGTTAAGAATTATATCGTATATTTTATATTTAAATCTACGAGATTCCATGAGCTCACTATATAAATCAAATTCATGCCAACGAGTTCCAACAAAATGCATTTCTGACCAAGGTTCTAACATTGGTCGAATAACCTTATCATAAGTTAATCTTGTCTTTTCTCTTTGTGGGGCCGTTCGAGAATTTTTATCATCTATAATATCATCAGGGATGATTATCTCGTAGTGGCCTCCAATAATGTCAGATTCAATTCCTCTCGCCGTTACTGTAGATTCCTTATAGGGAATATTCTTATCCCGTACCAACATTATTTCTTCATTTGACCACTTCGCATCTTTATTTGTAAGATCCCCGTATAATTCTATTAGATTCTCGTTTCGCTCAAAATGCCACTTTACCTCACTAAGTAATTTTTGAGCAAGCAACGATGACTTACTTAATAACATTACTCGTAAATTGGGATTATGGCATAATCTCCATATAACATACCCTGCTGAATGAATTGTCGATTTAGCATGTCCCCTTGGAGCAAGTAAAACTGTAAATCGATTTTCTGCTATAAATTTTAACCATACTCGATGAAAATCTTTTAAATGGTAACCAGGAATATCTTTAATAAGAATATCTTGTTGAAAGGCAACTGGATCCGTTGCATAATATAACCAGCGCTTATATTTGGATTTCATAAATTCTCTCGATAAAAATATTTATATACTCATCAGTGTATTACTCTTTTGATAAAAATGACACGTAAGATAATAGTATTTGATGAAAGAATAAGTTCTCTCGATGAAGACATCTGGGAAGTAACGCCAAAGAAAAATATTTGTGATTTTTGCGGACAATACAGAGAAACAAAATATAAAATCCACAATCTAGCTTTTATAAATTTATTAGATTTGTGTGATAAATGTGCAATATTATATTATGGTGGGATTACCCCTATTTCTGGAATTCTAAATGTCGAAGCCTCAAAAATTCCTATTGATCCCTTGCTGGACTATCTAAATAAAATCGATCCCATCCCAAAATAAATTATATTACCAAATTAACAATTATACTACCGACAGAAGCAAAAATTGCAATAACTAGGGCACCTGTTAAGAATTTAATCAGTTTTCTATCATACCATAAGTTTTGAACTTTTATATCCAGGGGTGGCTCCTTTTTGTAGGGTTGCCAACAATCCAGAACATTTTGGATCTTTTGACACCAACCTTTTTCGGGTAATTCATCGGTAATATGTTGAATAACTTGATTTTGTTTAGCAATCTGTTGTATACTTTCTAAATGTCTTTTTTCAATTTTACTATAAAGATGATCTATCTTCTCAAAAATAATTGCGATATTTTTGTCGTGTTGTTTATTAAAGAAAATTACTAGGTCCTTTGTGCTACATTTACGATTTCCATTCTCTTCATTGAATTCTTCTACTGCTTTTTGTATAATATCTTTATCTACCAAGAAATACCATCCAGAATATCTTTATATAATTTTAAGAATCCTTCTGCTGTTCTATCAAATGAGAAGTATTCAGCTCGACATCTACACATTTTAGTATCTATTTCATCAATACGTTTTATTTTTTCGACAAAGTCATCAACTGACACAGCAATAAATCCGTTTATTCCTTCTGCAATAACCTCGCCTGTTAGCCCATTTGGACAAGTAATAACGGGTGTTCCGCAAGCGTTTGCTTCTAATGGGATCATACAAGCTGCCTCAATCCAAAGATTCGTTTGTCCTTCCGGTGTCCTTGTAAGTTGACTCAAGGGTAGTATAACGGCACGAGCATTTTGTAAATATTTAACTTTTTCCTTGTGGGAAACTTCCCCAACAAAAGTTGCATACTTAGAACGAGCACATTGACGTTTTAATTTATCCAAATACCCCGGAATATCAATTGGACTTCCCCCGATAATATCTATAGGAACTTTTGCTTTTTCTGCTGCTTGAATGGCTAAATGTGCTCCCTTTGGAGGAAAAATTCTTGATAACCATAAAAACCGCTCCCCTTTTTCTTTTTTAAAGGGATAGTATTTTAAATTTATTCCATCTTGAACAGTTCTGGTATCTATTTTAGGATTCAGCCATTTAATAAATTTAGCATAATCGTAACTTAGGGAAGTTGGATTATACTTATATTCTTCGAGGTTAAATCCACCGACATTAACTTGCAAAGCATGTAATGTAAATAAATATTTCACATCAGGAACTAATTCTCCTCCCGGATGATGCCAATGAGAATTATCGTGAAGGATATCCAAATCCTTAAAAATTTTTCTCTTATAAAAGCGAAACATTTCATCTTCTTTTAAATTTTCTATTACTCCCTTACTTGTAAATGGGTGTAATTCTCCATGCTTTGGCTCATATGAGCCTTTAGCAGCAAACAAATGTACTTCATGCCCCCTCTCATCAAAATACTCAGCTAAACTCCCAACAAACGGTTCTACACCCCCATATCCTTCTAATACAGGTTTTGTTTGAAGAGATGCTGTACTATAAAGGCCAATCCTCATGTTATGTTCTCCTTAGGGCAATGTCCTATTTCCCGTTGTTCTATTACAGCACCTTCTGGTGTTTCATTTCCGTAATTACAAATATAAAATCTAAAAGTATCTTGATTGTTATTAGAGGCAATGCCAAAAATAACAGCTTCCTTTGGCAGACCCATTTTCTCTTTCAACCACTCTTGGGTTATTTCAATAAAGCATTTTTTCATTCTTATTCGCTCCTATTTGCGTATACTATTTCTCCTTTGCTAAATTCTTTTCTAACATTAAAATTTGCACTCTCTAAAATTTCTGCAACTCTTTTCGTCGTTGCTTCCGGATATTCCATCGTCTTATGATAAGTCGCAATCGCTAAAGCCTTGGTATTTTGTAAAGTATTTATCATTCCTTCTAATGCTTTAACTTCTGCTCCTTCTATATCCATTTTTATTAAATCAATTTTGCTAATTTTTAATTCTCTTAGGTAATTATCTAAAGAATTAACTCTAGTAAGTTGATACCCTGGATTTTTTCCTCGATTTATCCAAGAAAAATACGAACTTGTACCAAGACAAGGATCAATACCGAAAGGTACATAGTCTGGCTCACTCCATAACCCAAAAGGGATAACTTTAATATTTTTTTTGTAATATGTATTCATAATTAAATATCCTAGGGCTCTAAAATCTGGTTCTATAGCAATAACTAGTCCATCAAGACCAACTTCATTTGAAAATATCTCCGTCCATATGCCCACATGAGCTCCAGCATCAATAACAATATCCCCCGATTGAACTTTATAATACCTCTCGTAATCGTGTGATCCAACAGCATACTCAGGATACATCCCGAGTAATTCATATCCGGCTCTGAAAGTAATCGTCTCTAAACGTTTATCTTCTGGCGTTATTTTCATCAAAGCATAAAGTTCTTCATTTTTTATTTCAAATCCAATCCTATTAGGTGGATTTCCAGTAGAAATAAAGACAGACTTCTCCTGATCATTTAATTTAATTTTTGTTTGCATATACTAGCTCTCCGTCATGCCCAATTTCAACCCAAACTTTAAAACCAGCATTTTCTAATATTTTTATAACATCCGGATAAGTCTTCGCAGAATCTGGTTCTGTACCTGTTCGATGATATGCCGCAATTACTAGGGCATCCGTAATCTTTAGTGTTTTCGTCATACCCACTAAAGCTCGAATCTCTGAAGCTTCAATATCCATTTTAATAAAATTTACATGTTTGATGTTTAACTCATCTAGAATTGTATCTAATCTTTTGGCCCAAATTGGATATGTCTCATCGTCCGGATCTTTATATCTAAAAACACACGAACTCATCCCGATCGTTTTAATATAAACGTGAAATTGAATTTTTTTATCCTCATTCCACAAGGCATAGGGCAGAATCTTTATGTTACTTAGGTTTTCTGTATTAAGAATTAATAAACCAATTGCCCGGTAATCTGGCTCTATTGCTATTACAAGGCCTTCATTTCCTACGAGACTAGAAAACTTTTGTGTATAAATTCCTACATGGGCTCCAGCGTCTATTACAAGGTCTCCCTTTTTTGGAGTATAGTATTTCATATAATTTTCTTCTGTAGAGGCAGTTCTAAACAGAAGACTATGCATGTTATCGATTTGCATAGATAATTTCTCCATCCTGGCCCGGTTCTACTCGAGTAATAAAACCTCTTGCTTGTAATATCGGCATAACCTCAAG